ATGCGGAAAACGTCACCGTCGTTAATGGTGCGTGATGTGGTGAGCGGTGCCCACGCCAGCATGTTGCCGCCGCTTGACGCGTCAAACACTGCGGCCCAGCCAATGGTTCCCCAGTTGCCACCAGACGCCGCATCAAATTCAATGGCCGCACTGTTGGTGGCTGCGGTAGCCGTACCGGACACGGTTATGGTGCCAGTAGCCTTGCGTGCGTATGCGCTGCCTGACACCTCGGTGCCGCCGCCTGTGTCGCTGGGTGCTGAGGTAAACAGGCCAACGTACCAGGCTGTTGGCCGCGTCGCGCTGTTGGTTGTGAAAAGCCAGTTAAGTACAAGGCTCTCCGTGTAGTCGTTAAATGATGACATTTATCTCACTCCAAATGATGCGGTGCGCACGTTCAGTGCCCCGCCTGATGTTGCTGATCGCTCGTCCGCCTGCTTCATGGCCTCGACGGCTGCCGCGTACAAGGTGGTCCAGATACCAACCCGCTCGTCGTCCTTCAGGTAGGGCGCTGCCTGTAGCAGTGCGCCATACAGGTAGGCGTCTGGGTGCGACGTCAGAATCCAGTTGGTGGCCACCGCCCCGGACAGTTTGGCGATCTTGGCGTAGTAGTCAAGCTCTGCTGTGTATGAACCGTCTGGCTTGGGGCTGACTCGTATTTGGTTACCAGACACCGTGAAAAATATAGGCTTGCCCGACGCGCTAGATGTCTGCGCATCGTTTGCGTCCATGTCCTCGCGACGGTAAAAAGTCAAAGGCTGGATGGGCGTTGTGCTGGTGATCTTGATTGTGCTGATCTCCAGGAAATCAGCCGGCACCGCGCTGTACTGCGTATCAATGGTCGCTGTTGACCTGGTCATCATCTGACGCGTGCGCAAAACACGCTCCATGCCAGCCTCGGCCAAGGTGATAAACGTGGGTATAACCGCCGACAAGTCGTCGCGGTTTAACCAGTCCCCGATGGTCGTCTGAAGGTTGGTGTAGGTGTCAATGGCCATGGTCTAGATCATACCCTCGTGGATGTGCTTTGGTTCGTAAGCCATGACTAAACAGTTCCTGGCCGCGTGCGGAACACGCGGTTGTCCGAATCATTGAGCCATTTCTTCATGGCCGCAGGGTCATCTAAGATGCCTTTGCGCTTCAAGTCATAAAATATGGCCATCGGTATGGATGCAACTTTGTGCATGTCGCCCTGCCAGTTGGCCCGCTCATCAACTTGATTAAAACTTTGCTTGTTGGACTCGGCAACGTCCTCAACATCTTGCACCGTCTGGATTGTCACGGAGCCGTCGTCGTGGTCATGCCAGTACTGCTTCTGGCCAATGGCAGCGTTTTCAGATACCAGGCGTTTATTGATTACTGTCATATGTAAAAAGGGCTGGTTTATTAGACCAGCCCTTTGTCTCTTAGGAAGTAGTCAAGTCAGCGGCGATGCCGTGAGCCTTTTCAGTTTTAACGCGGTGACCCCACTCGCACAACATCAAGCGCTTGTCAGCGTCGCCGGTCTTGGCCATCTCAATCGTTTGCATTGGGCGCAAAAAGTCGATTGAGGCGTACTCAGGATCGATCACAAAGGCGCTGCGTGCTGATTGGAACCGGTTAGGAACAATTGAAACGTTCCCAAAGTCGCTGACGTAGATGTCGGCGGCGGCCACGATAGTGCTTGGCTTGGCGCCTGTAGTGTTGAAACGCTGGCCAGCGATACCCGCAAAGGCTGATGCGGCTTGCTTGTTGAAGCTGCCGACCATCAGAATCTTAGGTGTGCCGCCTTCAGTCCAAACCTGCTGAATCACGTCCTTCAAAATCGCCTCAGTAAAGTCGCGCTGGGTTCCGTCACTGCGGGGGTCTGTTGGGACCGTGGTGTAAACAGGGTCTGTACCGTCGCCAGCCTTGTTGCTATTGGTCTTCAAGTAGGCTTGCAATGACGCAGTAGAACGTGCGGTTGTAGCGTCGCCAGCCACTGCGGCTTGGTTGTTCAGACATGAGAACTCTATATCGCGCTTCAGCTCAGAACCACGTTTTGCGATTTGGTAAGACAACTCCTGACGTCGGCCGGCAGTATTCACCTTGTCTTGCGTACCAGAGATCACGACCGACTTGCGGCTGATCTGTGCGTAGTTCTGCAAGCGCACGGTTGCCACAACGGCGTCGTATGCGGTCTCGTCGCCCTCCAACTGAACGTTAGCGCCAGCTGCTGCCAACGAGTCGGTTTGGTAGTCAAACGCGGTGTTAGTGATTGTGCCTTTGCCAATGTTGGAAACGTAAGGCGTTTCCTCTGGGCTGATTGAATAAATTACATTAGAGAGGTCTTCGCGAATGCCCTTTGCGGCATATGTTGCGAATGTATTGGTAGCCATTGTCATGATGATGTCCTAAAAAGTTACAAGAATTTTTCGATCAGGCTGGCCGCATCTTTGATGCTTCCCGTCGATCTGAGACGCTGCTGCGACTTCTTGACCCCACTGTTTTTTTGGCTGTTGCCGGTGGTCCCAGGTCTAACTGACTTGGTTGCACTTGGGACCGGTTTGATCTGCTGCCTCTTGCTAACAATCCCGCGATACTCCGCGATGGTGTTAAGTGCAAGTAGCATGCGGTGATCAGTGATCCCGTTCAGCTCTTGGTCTGAAAATCCAATTGACTTACCCGCATCGACCCACTTCTTTTTTTGCGTGGACGCCATTTCTGGGTCACGCAATGTCGGTAGTGCTTCAATTAGGGCCGCCTTCTGGTTCTCCAGATAGCCGCGCATGTGCTGCTGCTGCTCCGCCTGCTGTGTCCGGGCTAGTCTTTGTTGCTCCGACTGGATGGCGTATTGCCTCTCCTGTCGTTCGCGACCTAGCTCCTTTTGCCTCACCCACTCAATTGGGTCGCTCTCATAAAGCGCATTCATATCGATGGGTGACGCGTCAGCTTGGGCTAACTGCTGCTGCAATGCGCCTAACAGTTGGGCGTATTGTTGCCGCTCTTGCCGCACAATATCAAACTCTGCCTGAGCTTCTTTACGCTCTTGGGCAAGTGCTTGCGTCTTGCGCGTGTAGTCAGCAGTTCGGCTGTAGCCGTTGGTCAAGTCTTCAAGTGAAACCTCAGTGTCCTTGCCGTCAATTTTGACGGTGAACTTCTGCCCCACCGGGTCCTGACCTTCGTCTTCATCCTCGTCTGACTCTTCGTCATCTGACTCGTCATCCGCCGCGTCGTCGTCTGCAGATTCGTCGTCATCTAACTGTTCGGACTCGTCAACCTCGTTGATCTCGTCCAGCTGCGCCTCTGAGTCTTGTTGGTCTCCGTCTCCGGACAACATTGCCTCAATGGCATTGGCTGCACTATCTGCAGTCATTGGGTTATGAACACTGGCTGGTGCCGTGGTGCCGTTGGCCATATCTTAATCCCTCATTACATTTTTGAATCACGTCCAATCTGTTTACCGGCAATTTTCCCGGTGTCGACATATGACTGGAGCGCCGCTCTGAAGTCGTGAAGTACGCTCATGCTCGCGAAAGCACGCTCCCTCTTGACTACATCGTCAACTGTACTGGTTTTCCAGTCGTTGATGTACATGCCCTCCAGGTCTGCCAGCGCTGATTGGATGATTGGGTCGTCCATCAGGCGCTGGGCCGTCTTGCCTCGATTAAATTTGTCTTGGCTGTCCATTAGAACTGGCCCTGCCGCACCTGCTGTGCCTGCTGGCCCTGCATCTGATTCATGCCGCGCAGCGCCTCCCTGTCACGCTCCATCATTGCCTTAATGCTGGCTGTGTCAATTTGGGTGCTGTACTTGAGCTGCATTTCTTGGATTTTCAGCATGAAGTCGGACTCTAATCTGTCGCGGTCCAAGTCATCTGATCGAATCATTTTTTCACGCTCTAGCTCTAGCTCGGCTGCCTTTTTCTGTATGTCAGCCTGAATGCTTTGGGCCTGTACATTGGCCAAAATCTCCTCAGGCGTTGGCTTCTCTTCTTTTTGCGGTGGCGCGTAGTCCGCAGGCACGGCATTGAAGAATTGGCTTGAGTCCTTAAATCCTGCCAGCTCCACCATCTTGCGGACCGTGTAGCTAAACTGCGCCGGCGACACCAGTGGGTTTTGTGGACCCATAGTCATGAGCGCCTCTTTTTGGATGTTTGAGATCATGTTGAGCATAGCCATCTTCTGCTCAACGTCTCCATTGCCAAGCGCCACGTTCGTGGTCACGTCCATGCTGCTATTCCATGACCTGGGGTCAATGGCCACCCATTCATTGCGCAATCGGACCATGCGCTCTTTGTCCTGATGCGTGACGATCAGGTGCAGCAGGTTCTTAAACAGGGTTTTCATCCCGTTGCTCAAAATACGGGTGATTAGCTCCAACCTCATTTGGCTGGCGCTGACGGTGGCCGCCACTGCTGCCTTGGTTGAGCTTTGCAACGCGTCCGCGTTTAATCCCATCGCGGCCTTGCTCATGCCGGTGCGGTCTTCTTTGACCTGGTCCATGTAGTCCAGCATAGAGAACGCTTCGCGGCCAACAAACGGCGTGGTCAGTGGTTGAACCATGCCAGGCGCCCGCATACGCACAATCGCCCCGGTCTCGTTGTTCAGCACGTCGTCCATGTTGACCTGACCCTCCACCACAGCCGTGCGTGGGTGAATGCTTTGGGCCAACGAGTCCAGCGTGTTGCGCAGTATGTCGCTCTTAATTTCCTGCAGGTCCTTGGTCAGGTCAAAGATGCTGGTCGCCTCTAGAGGCGATGTGTGTGGCTCCGGGTCGCAAGGGAAGGCCGCAAATGGGATCATGTCCGCCGGCACGTTGCGAACAATAGTAAAGCCCTCTCCTAAACAGCACAGCTTGCGCAACTCTGGCAGGCCGTCGTTGTCGTAGTCGATTCGTATCCACGCCTCGATGTACAGCACGCGCATCATCGCCGGGTTGTTGCTTTCTGAGTTAGCACCGATGGTGGTGCTCAGGCTGCGCCTGCTCAAGTACTCGTCGTTGTTTTCAAAGTCGGTTGAGGTGACGTATGTCATGACCTCATCCTCGTCGTATCCCATCTCAATCAACTCAGCCACCGTGGCCATCTTGCGGTGCGCCACCACGCTTGAGTCCTCTAATGACCTGGCGTTGCGACTTAGTAAAAACTCCTCTGGTGGCACTGCTTCAATCGCTATGCGCCCAGACTTTATGGTGCGCTTGATAGTCGCGTCGAACAGTTGAGGCATCGCAGGAATAATTGGCTGACCCATCTCATCCATCGCCGGCTGGCCGGTCTGCGGGTCGACCTGTGGCTGCAGCATCTCCGGCGTAACGTTGGGGTCGTCGTACTGAGAGATGACAGACACGGTGGCGTCTGGCTCGTTCTCAATCAGCATGATGGTCTGCTCATCCAGTCCCGTGTACTCCTCAATCCGGACCGTGGTCTTCTCCTCCCACCAGGTCTTGACGACGCCGCACTTGCGGATCAGCGCGTCCTTAAACGTCGAATACATGACCAGGAACCCGTCGTTGTCACTTTGCAGCACATAGTTGGCGTAGTCGGTGGCCTGCTCTGCCATGGCCACATCCTCTGGACCTTTGGGTACAAACTCAACTGCACGCTCGCTGGAGAACATGGTGCGCATGATGCTGGGTAGCATCGCGTTGACAACATCACGCACCTCGGTGCTGACGGCCTGGCTGCTGCCCTCGGTCTCATTGCCAAACGGGTCGCCCCGGTAGTAGCGCGTTGCCTGGGCGCGAAACGGGCTGAGGTCCGAGTCGATGTAGCTGATGGCGTCTTCAATTTCAGACGCGACAATTGACTGCAGCTCGGTCTCATCCATAGGCTGGTCGTCGTAGTCATCCTCTGCGCCTTCGCGCTGCATGTCTTCGGCTGCTGTAATGGGGTCCATGTCTTCGTATGAGTTTGCTTGCATTTTCATCCTTTAGCGGTATTGTGTAATTGTCCCACTATCAACATAGTCGAGGGATGCTTCGGCGGATAGGTTTGTCCCATTTACTTCGAGCCGCCGTCCCGTGAACGCCCACCGCTGCGTCCTCAGCAAACGTCAGCACAAACGAGTCCGCTAAGTCGGGGGACTTGAGGCCACGCTTCTTGATGTCGTCCTTTGACTCAATCTGCAATTTCCCGTTGCTTGCAAACCGGTACTTGACTGTGGCCAGCTCAGATATGAGTTGAGAGCTGTTTGGTATGCAGCAATCCCTGCGCTCTAGCCATGTTTTCGCTTTAGCCCACAGCTCTGCCCGCAGGTTGCGGTACTGGCTGCCAAAGCTGGGTGACTCTGAGACGTTGATGCCGCGAGCTGGTAGCCCCAGCTCAATCAGCCGGTCAACCACCCCAGCCCCCAGCCCGATGCTGTCAACCAGTATGGCGACCGGCTGCTCGTGTGGCTGTAGCGCTTGGTACTCTGCCACCACCGCCCCAGTCAGCTGCATCAGGTCTAGGTTCTTCCAAACCCGTGGCGATTCTGTAACTACGTTGGCCTGGCGTTTGGTTAACGCCGAGCTGTCAGCGCCAAACCGCGCGACGTCCAAGCCCCAGACCATGGGCGCGTATGGGTTGACGGTTACATCACGATGCCGAGCGCTTTCGATCAAGTCCATCGGGATCATGGTGTCGTCGTCTGATCGCGGGAACTCGCCCAGCACGCGGACCCTGTACGCGTTGCTGTCCTCGCCGTACCTGGACGCCATCTCATCAATGTAGTCCTTGCTAACCCTTGGTGACTGCTCACAACCAACCTTGAAGGTTGTCCATTCATTGGCCAGCCGGTTGTGCGTGTCATAAAAGAAGCCGCTGGACCGTGTCGGGTTGCCCAGTAGCAGGGTCACAGCTGCGTGGCCAGACATTGAGCCGCTGGCCGCCTCAAACACAGCTTCCGGCACGCCTGACGCCTCGTCGGCCACCAACATAACGTGGTCCGAGTGGATGCCCTGCAGCGCCTCTGGCTGCTCGGCCCTTGATGTACGCGCAGAGATAAACATCTCGTCAGGTGCGGCATTAAAAACAATGCGGTCCTGCTTCACGGTGACCATCGCCTGCAAGGGCTTCGGCAGCTCATTGACCCAGCGCTTTAGCTCGGCAAACAACGCGTCAAACAGCTGAGCGGACGTCGGCGCCGTGACCACCACCTTGACAGGCGACCGGGTCATAAAGAACCACAGCATCGCCCAGCTGCTCGCGGTTGACTTGCCAACGCCGTGGCCAGACCTAACTGATATTCGCCTGTCACCCCGTGCGATGGCGTTCAAAAAATCAATCTGCCACACGTCCGGGTCCACGCCCAGCACTTCCTGGACAAACAGCGCAGGCTTGTCCCTGTAGCGCTCAACCCACTGCTGGAACACCTCCCGCGCCTGGGTGGTCTGGCTCATAGGTTGCCCCATAATTTTGATGCGGTTTTGACGCCGGAGTCAATTTTCTCAATTCTGCCGTCTGGATACTTGAGATAATTTCCGACGCGTGATGGCAGCGGTAGTGCGTCCTCAGCGCCGAGTCTGACGGCTGTCTTGGTCTGCCCCATGTCTAGTGTTGATTGGAAGTCGCCGTTGTAGCGTGAGGATGGGGTGTTGCCGTGTGTTGTCATTTTCTTTTTACCTTGCTGTTGTCTTTGATGTGTAGCAGGAACGATTTTTTTAACTCGTCCGCCATGTTGTCCGCTCTGGTCCTACCGCCAGCGGCGCTGGCATTTGAACGCCTAAACGCTGGGTCGTTGGCCAAAAAAACTTTGGGTATTACAAACCCGTTGGGGGCTGGCTCTTTCAT